AAACATTGAATTTCTTTATAGGAGCATCAGCACCCTTTCCAGAACCGCCGGGAGAAGCCCTACGCTCAGTTTTTGTTGTGCCTACACCTTTAGTTTTGCCCTTAGCTTCTGCCTCACTCTGAGGTGGTTTTGACTGAGCCAAACCTTTAGATGGCTTACCCACGTCCACACCAGAAGCAAGTCCAGTAGTGGCACCTGCAAGAAGAAGTTTCTGTGTGGTAGACCCACGCGGATCGGGTGTTTTCTTTGCCGGGGGTTTTGCACCGGGACGCATACCCGACTTAGACGGATTGATGGTGTCCGATTTTAGTTTAGTCTTCATCTGACGAGTAGCTTGAGAGCCTGTCGGTGCTTTTTGCACTGACTTCAGATTTTTACCCTTCTCTACAACCCTACCACCAAATTCTTTTGTGAATTTTTTTGCTGCTTCACGACCAGCCTTACTCGCCGCAAAACGAGCCACAATACGTGCGCCAATTATTACAACGGGAATCAACGGCACTGCCATAATCTATCTCCTACCATTTAACTTTATGCGACCAGTATTTTGCGGACAGCTTTGTGGTCGGCTTACCTTGGGCATCGTGCCGTGCATAGTACGACTTCTTACGTGCCTTGTCCTTTGCTGTCTTAGGACTACTGCCAGCACCTTTGACGCCCTGCTGACCGAAGCGTATAAACTTATACTTGCCACCCTCTGATGCCATAACACAATGAGACTTTGTAGGATGGTTAGGAGTCCTCTTAGGCTTGTTCACGCCTTTGAGTCCTTCCTCCTTCATCTTGTTTTTCACACGTTCTGGTAGGCTCACGTTAATTCGCCTCTAAGATTAACACATTTCCAATCCACCGGCATGTGACCCGGTATCTTGGTCACTACGTCTGCCCCCATTTCGATGGTACGTTCATAGCACTGCTTGTGCGTCTCATATGGGCCATACGTGTCTTGAGCAGCAAAACATTGATTAGCTTGCCCTGCAAGACATACAAGTATCCATGCTTCAAACATTATTCATTCCCTTCTGTCCAGCCTTCTGCCCTCATAGCATCTTCTACGTGCTTCAAAGAGAAAGACCGGCCATAGTGTGCTTCTACGGCCTGACGCACATAGAACACATCACTGTGGGGGATATGGAGTTTGTCAAGTGAGTTAGTACGGATAGCCTCATAAAAGGCTTCAAGCACATTGTCTGTGTATAGTTTTACGGATTTTTTCGGCATTGTCAAGCAAAAACTTTCATTATCTTAAACAACCACACACGGTATGCACAGCAGCTACCACAAATAGGTACGTGATGTAAGCACAAATAATACTTACGTAGATGTACATTACGTATTTAGTCATTTAAGTGTGTTTAACAAGAAAATCTAAAGACATCTAAGATCAAAAACCACTTAATATGTACATATAAGTGTTTTTATCATTATTAGTAAATAACATTTAAGTGATTCACTCTAAGTGATCTTTAGTTATACATAATTATATCAGATTTCGTGGGGGCTGTCAAGCCCAAAAAGTTAGATGTGCGGCAAAATGTCCTTAACACCTCAAAATCTGCACAAAAAATAGGCACTGCACATATGTTAGGCATGTGTATATACAATAGTTGCACTTGTGGTTAACACTTGATTTTTCTAATCTGTGTGCTTGTACATGCATATACGCGGGTAACGGGGGTGTGGCCCCCGCATGGGGTCAATTCGTGCTGCATCGGTCATGATCCGCCGCTTGCCGCGAAAAACTGTCAACGATTGACAAAAAATCTAATGATATCAACGCTTTGCATCCTATTTGCTAGGCATGGGCTAGTGATAGCCTGTCAGTTGACACCACAGCCACCGCCAAAGAGTCGCTAAGTTATTGAAATGTAACGCAAATACACCGTGGTGCATGTAATACAGATATATACCCCTAAGTTATTGATATCATTACACAAAATTACGGTCATGCCTAAGTGTCTGATTTATATGGATAAATCGGGGTCATTTTGTCAATGATTGACATTTTGACATTTTCTCACCGGCAAACCTTGAAACCCGGCATGACACCGCCTATATTCATCTTATCAACAGCGGCACCGCCAATTCCGGCACCGCCGCGTCACATTGAGGATGACCATCATGGCTAAAAAAATCACATTCGCTTCTGAGTATTTTGCAACCTTCGTCGCACCCGAGCAAAAGCACCGCGACGCAATGTCGAAGGCGACGCGCAAAAATCCCGATCTAATCGCGGCGGCAATTATTGCCATTGTCGAAGCGGACGCCGCCAAGGCGAAGGTTGAGAAGGGAAAGAATGACGCATTCAAATCCGCATTGAAGCATGGCGCGGGTGGCGATTTCTCTTATCTTGCCGAGCGCGAGCAACGCACCCATCTGACCGCCGGACGCCGCCTTGCCGAGCGGTGGGATGTCTGCGAATTGACGCAGCACAGCGATTTGACCGAAGTGGTACACGCCCATCTGCAAACCATCACTGGCAACGTCGCCAGCATTGCCGGAATCAATGACGCGCTGAAGGCGGAAGAATCCAAGGCGGACAAGGCGAAGGCGGCACCCACTGCCACCGCCGCCGATAGCGAAGGCGATAGCGACGCGGCACCCAAGGCGAAGCGTACAAAAGCGCAATTTCTTGATTGGGTGCTTCGCCAATATGCCACTGAATTTGATGGCGCGGATTTCTTCGCCGATCTGGAATCGGGCAAGCTAGACGCCGCCATTGATTTCGACGAGACCATCGCCGCCTAAATTGTCAACGATTGACAAAACGAGTCAGCACCTTCGGGTGCTGGCTTTTTTTTTTTTTTTTTTTGTGCCTACGGTCATACGGTCATGGTATGGGGGTATGGGGTTATGGGGTGCCACAGTCTTAGCGTTACTAGTACAGGGTATATGCGTCAGTCCCAAAAATTACGGTCATGGGTCTACGTGGGGTGATGGGGTGTAGCGGGTAAATAATTTTCCGTATACCCTTGACATATGGGACTAATTGTGGTAGTCTATACAAACAATGAGACAAGTGTATGGAGGTCTTCAAAATGTCAACGATTGACAAAACGACATTTGAGAATGGTCGTCCAGTGCCACAGGCTACGGACGTTCGTTCTGGTTGGAATTTTGGTGTGGATGAATCGCGTCAGCGTGACGTACAGATTTATCCGATTTATACATTCGGACAGGCACAGGCTTGGTCGGAGCATTTTCATCAACGCGCTATGGATGAGAAACTTCTTCGTGCGCGTAACTATCTGCGTCGTCTGCGTGAGCGTCGGGCGGGTGGCAACAACGTGGTTCAAATTGTCAATGATTGACAAAATGGAGGTTGGCATGAAAAAGAATGAATTGTTCATCGTGAACTATGCCCACTGGACAGACCCAGAGAATTGGGTTTGTAAGACTGCTACGCATTCACAGCGTGTCGCCAACGATGTGGCGCAGGAATTGCGGGTACAGGGCTTCATGGCCCGTGTTCGTTCTGTGCTGGTCGGAAACCTTGGAAAGATAGAGGTGTGACCTTGACATTCCCCGCAAGGTATGTTACCTTGTATAAACAATGGCAATAGACAAAAGGAGTTATGCCATGAAACACAGCGTCAATCTGAATTACTGGAAGCGTTCCACCGGCCCTACTGGTCAGTGCCTTGGGACTGAGATCAATCAGGATTTGTATGCCGAGTGTGCCGCATTGCACCATCGCGTCACAGGTGATCATCTGTCAAAGATGGTTCTGTATGGCATCGCCTTGGATCATGCGCGTGAAGTGAAGCGTGATAATCGCATGGCCCAGATTCAGCATACTGCGTCCGCCATCATGGGTGTCATGCTGGTCGAACTTCGTGCGTATCTGCGCACCCAGCGCAAGCGCAAGCGTCCTGTGCTGGACGTGACCAACGTGTTCGAGACTCTTTCTGTGGACAATCTGCGTGATCTGTCCTGTCAGAAGCGTGGCCCTGTCACTCGTGTCAAAATTGTCAACGGTTGACAAAATGTATTGGTCTCGTATCATTGACATCGCGGGGGTTGCACTGATGACAATCCTCGCGGGTCTCGTAGGGTTCCTTGCTCTTATTGAAGGTGGGCCGGGAACTGGCATCATTCTCATTGGTGCCGCCGCTTGTGTTATCGGCGGTGCCATCATTCTCATAGACCTGACGTACAAACAGTAGAGGTGTATCATGTCGGACTATCAAATCATCGGTGTTGGCAACAGTGCCAAGATTATCAAGGGTGACAGTGACGAGTATGTGACTGCCATTCGGTATCTCAAACCATTCAAGACTGTGTATCGCGGCAAGGTACACAATATCTGCGCTATGGCAGAGACTGCCAAGTGTCACGAGCCTTGCCTGTTCACGGCAGGACGTGGGCAGATGAACAGTGTGCAGGATGCGCGTACACGCAAAACCCTGTGGTTGTTGTCTGATCCTGTGGGGTTCTACGACGCTCTCAATGCTGATTTGGTCAAGTTTATCCGGCGACAAAAACGCAAGTCTATCACGCCTTGTGTGCGTCTGGGTGGTACAGATGACAAGGGTGATGGCATCAAACTTGCGCCGCACTATCCTGATGCACAATTCTATGACTACACAAAGGTCATCAAACGTGCCTACATGGATTTGCCAGACAATTACCATCTCACGCTGTCGTACAGCGAGGCGAATCCTGAGTATGCCGAGCGTGTGCTGATGGCTGTGGCAGATACTGGTGTCAATGCCGCTGTCGTGTTCCGTGATCGCTTGCCCGATACGTTCAAGGGTTTCCGTGTCATTGATGGTGACAAGGATGACCTGCGCTTCCTTGACCCCAAGGGTGTCGTCGTGGGCCTCAAGGCCAAGGGTAGTGCCAAGCGTGACATGTCTGGTTTCGTTATCGATGTGTAAATGTCAATGATTGACAAAACAGGAGAATGACTATGACCTATGCAGTACATATGCAAACTTTGGAGAACTATGGCGCACATGATGAAGATGGTAAGTTTGCCAGTGGCAATGCTTACTGGAAATTCAAGGGTGGTGACACATACCTTGTATCTGGTGTGGATCGTCCAGCAGATGCTATGGCCTTTGTCATGGCGACGTTCTCTGTCAACAGTATCGGTCTCAAAGAGATACCAACGGATGTAGAGACACAGGCAGAATGGGAAGCCAAGCTGTCTGATCTGAGCGAGGACTATCGGGAGTTTATCTGGGAGACTGTCAATCGTATTGATGTCAAGGCATTCTTCGATGGTAAAGAAGCACCGCGCTACTATCATCAGGCGGCACATTCAATGGGTAAGGAGTTGGTAGGATGACTTTCAGTTTAGATATACCGGTTCGTGCATACTGGAATCTGCACAAGAAAAAGTGGTCTTTGCAGGATCGCAGGACAGGACGTGTGTTTACTCACGTTACGTCTATCACCATTGCTGATGGCAAGTTTGTTGTTCGTCCCGCTGGTCAGGCAAAGGTCAGGCGCGAGGGCAAGAAGAATGTCCATGCGTTTGCTGTAGGTGATGTGAGCCTTCGCAATGGTTTTCGAGATACACACAACAGCCGTCGTGTCAAGTATAACCCCTATGTGGATGATACCTTTGTGTTTGAGGATACAGGTGAGCCTGTGACAGAAGCATACATCATCACTCTGTACACAGACCCATTTACCGGCAAGCCTGTGGTGTGGGCCACAGAAAATGTCAATGGTTGACAAAATGCGAATACGGCGTGTAAACCCTGTTGCTAAGGCACAGGCATTGACCCGCCGCCGTCAACAGATTGTACAGGGAAAGAAAGGAAAAGGTAGCTATGACCGGACCAAAGCTAAAAAGATACGGCCTGAAGAGAAAGAAGAATCTTAATCGTACTCGTCGTAAGCAACGCCGGGATCGTGAAGAAAACCGCTTGTATTGGGTAAAGTCCAATGTTGGTTATTTCGGTTGGGATCGTAGTTTGAAAAGATATAGGAGAGCGCAAAGATGACTACAATGAGTAACATCTGGAAGATGGTAATGGACTGGCGATACAACCCGCTATCCCACATACCTGACATGAACACACGGCACATGGTGATGCAGGTGCTGGCATGGATGTGGTGTATTATCTTTAGTATGTGGGTAGGCAGCATCGTTGCCTTTGGCATCAGTGCGCTTGCCCATGCCCTGCTGATTGCTGGTATCTTCATCACTGCTGGTGTGTTTGAAACAGCCAAGCGTAAGCCTAATTACTTTGGTGGCTTGGGTAGAGGTAATGGAGGTGAGCATGAGTGATTATGAAGTACGAATAACATCACATTTTTCTGGTGAGACATACAATGTTGATTTGGTGTCTTGGGAAAGAAACGGTAGTGGTATGGTAGTCGGCAAGGCTTTTGATGTGTCTCGTGAGAAAGCAGACAAAGAAGCGCATCGCGTAGCTAATCTATATAATGCAGTAGTAGTGGAAGAGTGAGCATGAGTAATCTATGGGACAAGGTAGTGGACTACTACCTCACGCATGACGGCATTGAGATGTTCTTGTTTGCGTGTATATGGGCCAGCATAGGATGGATGTTTTTACATGCCTTCAATGGAATTATGGAAAGGATATACTGCTGATGAAAGACATACGAGTAGAGATGACAGACGAGACAGAACTTGGTCTGCAAAAACAGGTTGACTTATACTTCAAGGGGTGGCATCCCTTTGGATATGGAACGAGGCTGGTCCGTCCAGTCAAGTATGATGAAGAACGGCAGTGTTGGGTGGCCGTGATTACCCGACAGACATCTTGTGATTAGGAGATTGACAATGAATGTAACACATGACAACAGACTACAGTTACTACAGGCACACAACGACTTGAAGGATATCTTGCAGACTATCTTTGACTGCCAAGACCTGTGGATATCTGATGTAGGCAAGCTGGAACGTATACAGTGTGACCTGCACCGCATCTTTAAGTTCGTACCCAAAGAGGATGAGAACGGTTATCGTATGCACTACGCAGACTGGGTGCTGGCAGAGGAGGATGACACTTGACTATGTGTCTATTTCCTGATATAACACACTATCACTTGGCTATGAAAGGAGAAAAATCATGCCGCTAGATTTTACTAACAACGACTTCGTTCCTGAGAAACTTCAGTTTGACGTGGAGTTTGAACGCACTAAATTTGATGGAAAGAAGTATGTCATCAATGGCACTACCGGAGAATACCTTGGTATTGTAGGTTCCGGCTTCAAGTGTGCGCCCCATCACAAGTTCTATCAAGACGTGTATGACACGATTGTGGATCAATTGGATGATGCAGACACGTCTAATATGACGGCCAAATGGACCACTGTGCGCAATAATGCATGGGTCAAGGCCGATATCCACCTGCCCAATATGCGTTCACGTGTGACTACAGACAGGCATAGCACGGACATTGGTTCACGTATCATTGCCTTGCATGGTATTGATGGATCATGCTCCAATATGGTTTGGTTTGGTGCTATCGACTTTTTTTGCACCAACGGCATGATCACCGGCAAGTACGACAGCATCAAGAAAAAGAACACCAGTAGGTTTTCTCTTGACATGTTCATCAAGGAACTCAAGCAAAACGCCACCAGTTTCTATGATAATGTGGGAATGTTTCAAGGCTGGGCAGAAACCGACTTCAGTCGTCTGGATGTCAAAGATTTGATTGAGCGTATTGTTCGTTCTGATCGCAAGGCATTGAAGATGTGGGAGTTGTACAACAAAGAGGCTGCGACACGTGGTCGCAACAAGTGGGCTTTGTACTCTGCCTTTACCAACTACGCCTCGTATGCAGATGAAAAGAACGGTTTCAGGCTGCGCGAGACGGGCAACGACACTGTTGGCGAAACCATGTGGAAGCGTGAGCAGGAAGTTGCACAGTGGGTAGATTCTGCTGCGTTCCAGATGGCGGCATAAATGTCAACGGTTGACAAAATGGTTGTACAAGAGCTTGTGGATGACTATTACAAGTCTTTTGATTACAATAACTTACGTGATGAATCTAAGAAACAGTATGAATACTTTCTTAGCGTCATGTTACAAACGCGGGTGGAGGGCAAGTCCCTCCGCCAGCAACCTCTGTCAGATATAACCACACGTGTCGCAAAGACGGCATATAATGAGTGGTGCGACAAAGGTGTGCAGATGGCTAATCACGTAATGTCAGTAACGCGGGTTGTGTTCAATCACGGCCTTCGGGAGGAACTGTGTGTGCTAAATCCCTTCTCAAGCATCCGTAAGAGGCCCGTAGAGCGCCGCAAGACGGTATGGACTAGGGAAGATGTCACAAAGTTCCTAGACACGGCCTATGGGGATTTTAGCACCCGTAATGTGGGTCTTATTGCACAGATGGCATATGAGTGGTGCCAACGATTGGGAGATATGCGACTTTTGGAGTGGTCTAACATAGATTTTGAGACACAAACTGTGATGATAGAGCAGTCTAAACGTCGCGCAGACGTACATCTGCCTATTTCAGATGATCTATGTGACATGTTGACGCAACAAAAGCAGGATTTTGGCTTTCAACAATATGTTGTGCCGCGACCATATGCCATAGGGGGCGAATATAAGCCATACTCACTACACAAACTGCCTAAATTTGCACGAAAAATCATGGATGACGCAGGTTTGTCAAAAGAGTTGCGTTTGTCTGACTTACGGAGGACCGGTACTACCGAAATGGTTGAAGCAGGTGTCGGATTGGCACAAATTATGTCGGTTACAGGGCATTCTAATCCCGCTTCTGTCAAGCCGTACCTAAAAAACACGCTTACGAGTGCAAACTTTGCGTTGACGGAGCGAAACAAACATGCTAAAAGCATCACAAGTGCCGCAGAGAAAGGGAGTATACATGAATAATGTATATAACATTATAAATGATATAGACATTCCTAATGGACAAACACGTAGAATGGATTGTCCTAATTGTGGTGGTTACAAGACCTTCACTGTAACAAACAACATGGGTTCTCTCGTGTGGAATTGTTATAAGGCTTCCTGTCCCACAAAAGGCGGCACTCGTGTCCATCTATCTGTGGATGATATCCGTCTTGGATTTGCAGGGGCCGATGACTACGCAGCACAGGATACCTTTGTTATGCCTGAATATATCGTGCCGTATGACCACGATGTGGCAGAGATTGCTTGGGAGTTCTATGGCTTGGACTCCGAAAAACTTGGTCTTTTACGTGATGTGAAGGAGAATCGTATGGTCTTCCCTATCATGCACGAAGGCCGTATTGTCGATGCCACTGGCCGGTCACTGGGCAAGCGTCTGCCTAAATGGCGTCGATACGGAAAAAGTGGCTTGCCATACAGCTACGGTCATGGTACTGTGGCTGTGGTTGTTGAGGACTGCCTGAGTGCCGCAGTTGTAGGCGGTGATGTATTTGTTGGGGTTGCTGTGTTGGGTACATCGCTGCAGGAATCACACAAGAGGTATCTCTCGCAGTTCTCAACGGCCATCATTGCCTTAGACCCCGATGCTCTGCCCAAAACATTAGCTGCTGCTAAGGAGCTTCGGGGTCATGTGCAGGATGTTCGTGTCCTGCGTTTGACAGACGATCTAAAATATCGTAACCCAACAGACATCGAAAGATTACACAACATAGGAGCAGAGTATGGAATTATCACTAATACGTAGCTTGATGGACAAGGAGTTCTACGATGAACATCGTGGGGCTAAATGTCCTGACCGCTTGTTCAGCAAGGACGTGCGTAAGATTAAGTCTGCTATCGACACAGCTATGGAGCGTTATGAGCGTAGTGTTATGCCTGATGAGATTGAGGCACTGTTCATGTCGAACAATCCCACTCTTACCACAGCACAGAAGACCGCGTATGGCTCTTTGTTCAAGCAAATCAAAAGCGAGAAACCTATGGGCAATGACATTGCACAGGAGGTGCTGTCTAAGCTCTTTCAGCAGGTGATAGGCGAAGATATTGCTAATCTTGGTTTTGACTATGTGAACGGCGACAAGACAAGTCTGGAGCCTTTGCGTACATTGCTAGAGCAATATGGGGATGACTTTACACCCAATCTCAATATTGAGTGGGAGGATATAGAACTGGAGACGCTTATGAGTAAGGCTGATCTTGAGGCCCGTTGGACATTCAACATACCGTCGTTGTGTCGTCAGGTTGAGGGTGTTAATGGCGGTCACCTTGTCGAAATCGGCGCACGGCCAAATACTGGCAAGACATCGTTTCATGCCAGCCTGATTGCCGCGCCGGGTGGCTTCGCACATCAAGGGGCGAACTGTATTATCCTGTGCAACGAAGAGGGGTATCATCGTGTGGGTGCGCGTTACCTTACTGCTGCTACAGGCATGACTATGCGTCAGATAAAGGACAATCCCGTCAAGGCGCGTGATCTATATTCGCCTGTCAAGGAACGCATTAAGATCAAAGATGCCACCGGCAGGGATATGGCATGGGTAGAGTCCGTATGTAAGTCTTACAAGCCTGATATTGTGCTGCTTGACATGGGGGATAAGTTTGCCAAGATGGGGGGCTTTGCCCGTACAGATGAGGCGCTGAAAGCCAACGCCATACACGCACGTATGATTGCTAAGGAGCATGATTGTGTCATGTTTTATATGTCGCAGCTATCTGCAGAGGCAGAGGGCAAGGTGCTTCTCAATCAGTCTATGATGGAGGGATCACGTACAGGCAAGGCGGCAGAGGCAGACCTTATGGTTATGATCGCCAAAAATCCCATGACTAGCGGTGATACTTCTTCGCAAATAGAAGAAGACCCACAGCGTCACCTCAACGTGGTGAAGAACAAGCTGTCGGGCTGGCACGGTGTGTCAGATTGTGAACTTGAATATCAAACAGCGAGGTATACATCAGTATGATAGAAGTAACGATAACAGATGAAATGCTGCTGGCGGCACGTGCCAAGGCAGTAGAAATGGGTAAGATTAACAACAGCATACTCAAAGGCGGCGGTAATGTGGCAGGTTTTTTAGGTGAGCAGGTAGCCATGAGTGTTTTGGGTGGTGATTGGAACAACACCTACGACTACGACTTCACCACAGAAGCAGGTAAGCGTGTGGAGGTAAAAACCAAGCAAACCTCTGTCAAACCACTGCCACACTACGAGTGTAGTATTGCTAAGTTCAACACAAAGCAGGACTGTGATGCGTATGCTTTTGTCCGTGTCTTGAATGATTTTTCGATAGGCTGGTTTCTTGGCGTGTTGACAAAAGAAACATACTTTGATAAAGCCAACTTCTTGAAGAAAGGGGATGTTGATCCATCAAATAATTATACAGTCAAGGCAGATTGTTATAATGTTCGTATTGATCAATTAGAGGAGAAGATATGAAACTCACACTTGATGTAGAGAACACTGTCACTAAGCGAGACGGCAAGACTCACATGGACCCGTTTGAGCCAAACAATACTTTGGTCATGGTGGGTATGCTGACTGACCAAGGCAAGGAGACTATCGTTACCTTTGACCATTCTGAAATGGTTGTTAAGGGCATAGGAAATCACGAAATGGTTCAGAATGAACTGGACGAAGCCACTGTTCTTATCTGCCACAACGCAGCACATGACCTGCTGTGGCTGTGGGAATCTGGCTTCAAGTACGATGGCCCTGTGTACGACACAATGCTGGCAGAATATGTCCTGCAGCGTGGACAGAAGGAGCCTCTGTCTCTTGCTGCATGTGCAGAGCGTTACATGCTTGACACACGTAAACAGGACACACTGAAAGAGTACTTTGCCAAAGGCTATAGTACACGTGATATACCGCATGGCTTGCTTGAGTCGTATCTAAGTGCAGACCTTGAGGCGACACAACAGTTGTTCGATAAACAGATGTTGCGGCTCAATAGTCAAAAGGACTCTGGGCTTATGGGTACAGTTGACCTGACCAACCAAGTCGCAGTATGT